TCACAGCGCCATACCAGTTTGTCCCGTCAGCGAAAAACGACAGCAGGTCAAGGCGTGAAGCCGTGCTAGTGATTGTCGGTGCAGTGCCTCCGGCCCACTTGACTGTTGACCAGGTCACAGTGCGTGATCCAGTGCCGTCTTGTTTCAACATCATCACAAACGATTTGCCACTTGTAGCTGTTGGCATTGTGATTGTTGCATTGCCTGTCAGGGTAATGATTTGTACTGTGCCGTTGGTCAAAGCCAATGTGATGGCTGTGCTTGAGTTAGCAGAGTAAGGAGTCTCAACATAGTTTGTGACTGTTGGATTTGTCAGCGTTTTATTTGTCAGAGTTTGAGCGTCACTTGTTCCAACAGCGTCACCAGTTGGGGCAGTTTTACCAGCCCATGAAGTCAAATCTGCGTCATACGCTTGAACATCAGTTCCAATAACTAAACCAGCAACAGTGTCACCAGATTGCAACTCCTGAACTTGAGTTCCATTTATAACCAGAGGATATCGAGCAGTCATTTTTTAACCTCACGCAATTGTGATTTGAATTGTTGAACCAGCACGATTTGTCACTGGCACATAACCATTAGCAACTGAAATATTCACAGCAGACCCAGAGCGATCGATGACTGGCAAATATGTTGGCAATGTTTCGTTTTTCCAAAGGCTCGATGCTAAGTCATAACGCAAGATTTGATTGTCAGCAATCGATGTGATTTGCACATCATGAATTTCATTTAATTCATAGCCATTTTGCACTCGGACATAAAGTTGGCCAGCGCCAGCATTGGCTTTCTCAACCACTCCCAAATAAACCAAGTGGTTTGGTGCATAAGGTTTTGTGATCGTTAAAGCGCCAGCAGTAGCGCCAAGATAAATTGTGTTTCCAGCAGTGAATGCCGATAAATCTAGTCCATAAACAACACCCTGACAGACAACAAATCCAGTGCCGTTTGCTGTAATGTCCTCAGCAACAATTCCAAGAGTCTTGGCCGATGTCGCATCACCAGTGTTGTTGGCCAGTTTGACAGTTGCTCGATCACCTTGAGCCGAGAACAAATAAACCGCTTGGCCTTTTGTAATTGTTGTTGACTCAGCATTAGTCACATAAGCAACCAAAGACTGACCCAATCTCGACAAAACATTTCCACCAAGCAATCCAAGTGTTGCAGTGCCTTGAGCCGCATCCCATGCGATCTGGCCAACAGCAGGAGTGACACCAGCACTCAAGTCAAACTGAACAGAATCAGTGGTTGAGCCACCAGTGACTGTCAGATTTGCTGGAAGTGTGACATTGCCTGAAGCGTCCTCAAAGACAGCCTTGTCAGCCGCATAAGTGACAAAAACCTCTTTTGAGCCTGAGCCAAAAGAAACCTTTGTGTCTGAGTTGCTTGATTGGTAAACAGTAGTCCGAGCGAGTGTCAGACCATCACTCGACAGTGTGCCGAGTCCGACTTCCCAATCCGCACCGAGCGAGACTGCGTAATAAGTCGTATTGCTATTGCCAACACCAGCCGAGAATCTCTGAAAACCAGTGACCGCACCACCAAGGGTAAAGTCACTCGTTCCAGTGGTGGTCGTTGTCTCTTTGACCCGATCTGATAAGACTAGAGCCATGATGTCCTTTCACGGCCTTTTAGCCTTAGTTTTGGATTCGCAGTGGTGAAGTGATATCGAGTGTGAATGTGCCGTTTGTGGATGTCACATTGCCACCGAAATCAAGATAAGCGACCAAGTTGTCAGCCGATGCAGTGCCAGTGGTCTTATAGATCACAGCAGCCGCAGCAGTCAAAGTAGCACTCGACCATGAGACATCAGAGAAATTGATGTCAATTCGGTCATTTGCTGTGTCATTGGTAACTGTGACAGTAGTAGAAGCACCGCCAGCAGTGTAACCAGTGCCAGTGATCTCGTTTGTCACATCAGAACGCTTTGTATGCGTGTCTTTGTTTGGTGTGTAACTGGATGTCACCAGTTCAATCTTAAAAGAATTGGTATCGAAATCAATCGCACCAGTTGCCATGTCATTCAAGCATGAGTTATAGATTAGAGAGGCCATTTGTGCTTCCTTTCAGGTTGAGATTTTAGCCATAAGATCAATTTGGGGCAACTGGCCAAATTATGTGAAAAGGGTCAGTTTGATTGGTTATTTCTCGCAATTGTTGACGATAGGTCTGCCAATCTGTTGGAATTGGGTTTCCCTCATCGACAGCGCGAATAACTGTCCAATCACTTTGTTGCAGTTTTTCATCCCTTTGCAGTCTGACCAAAAGCCATTGATCCTCTAATGGTGTCCGATCATAAACAGGAACAAACTCATTTCCAACAACTTGATATCGACCAAGCCGAATGGACGACAGCAAGTCATAAGTCTCAAGATCGATCTCGACACCAGTTGGATTTCCAGAAATCCATGCCTCAACTTGTTCATCGACAAGTTTGGCCAACTGAGTGACAAAGTTCTCAGAATCTTTGAGATAAAAATATCGAATATTCATAGATATAAATATTGGTAATAAACAGTCCCTGAATATAAAGCGCCAGCATTTGAGACAGCCCTCATTTGAAATGCAAATGAATTAGTGTCCTCAAAAGTCAAAATGATTGATTTTGCTTGATATCCGATCAATGAACTTGAATCAGGGCTGTCCCAATAAATGACAGGAATCACAATTCGGCCAAGATTGTGTGTAATTGTTGCTGTTGCAATTCCATCAGTCATTGTCATTGAGCCATTGCTGACTGGATAACTAATGATTTTCAATCGTCCGACAGTCAAATCAGCAATCGCACCATTGGCCGCAGTGATTGAATTGGCCGCCATTTGTTCAGCAGTTACAGTGTCAGCAATGATTGCACCACCATTGATGAAAGTGGTTGACGATCCACCAGAACCAACTCCATCAGAAAGATTTGTGAAAGTTACTAAGCCATTAAAGTTTTGCCAAGTAAAAACTGAACTAATAACTTCATTGATTGCACCACCAAAAGTCACCTCTTGGAAGTTAACAAGTACACCCCAATATTTATTGTTTGCTGATGTTGTTCCTAATGCACTAGGTGTAAATGTCGTTGACCAACCAGACGCAGAAACACTTGCTGTCTGAGTGCTGAAGTTGTATGAGACTTGCGCTGTTGTCGGTGCAGTTGGTGCAGTTGCCTGAGCAGTCGAGTAATACATGAACACTTGAGCATTGCGAGGGCCAGTTGCACCAGTCGCGCCATCAGTTCCGTTAGTTCCGTCAGTGCCATCAGTTCCATTCTGAAAACTAATTGTCGGAGTTGACCAAGTGAGAGTTGAGTCAGTTCCACTCGTTCCAGAAATCGATGCAACAGCCCGAGAAATATAAACAGGATCAGTTCCTGAAAGAACAGTGGCCGACCATGTTGAAGGTGGAGTTAATGTATTTGTTGAAAAATTAAAACTGCCTCCAGTTGGTGCAGTCGTAATTGCTGTTGATGATCTTTTGAAAATTGAAACCTCAGCGACAGAAACACCAGTTGTTCCATCTTGACCCTCAATTTTTAATGGAGTTTGCCAAGTGTAATTTGTACCAGTGCCAGTGTTTGTTCCAACTGATGACCACATTGGGTCTGATGATGCTGGCACTGAATCAACATCAGAATACCAGCCAGAAGGTGTGCCTGTCGATGGACTTGGAGTTGCTGGTTGACTTGCAGAACGCTTGAAAACAATGTCAACAGAATCACCACTCGCGCTTGCTGAATCAGTGGTGGCCGATGCAACACTTGAGAAACCTGAAACATTGCGAGAAAAATCAACAGCCTTCAGCCAATAATATTTTGTTGTCGCATCAGGCAAACCAGATCGAGCCAAAGTTGATCCTGAGACAGTTCCAATCTTTGTGGCAGTCGATGAATTGTTTGTCGAGTTTTCCCAAACCTCGTTATAAAACCAGTCAGCAGCAGTTGGATTAGTCCAAGACAACTGAATAGTCTTATAAGCACCTACCGCGCTCAGGCTTGTTGGTGCAGAAGGTGCAGTGGTGTCACCAGATAAAGTGTGATTGATCGTAGTCGAGAATGGGCCTTCTTTATCAGAGAAAATTGCCCTGACTCGGATGTTATAGACCAGAGCAACTTCTTGCTGACCAGCATAATCAAAAACAGTTTGAGAGGTGAAAATTGATTGCCAAAGAGTGTCTGTGGTGAGTTTTATTTGCAACTCATACCCTGTCACATAAGCCGATGAAACAGCAGTCCATGTAACCCGAACCCCAGGCAATATTGTCCCGTCAGGAAGGCTTAGATTTTGATTTGTGGCTGTTAATCCAGTTGGTGCAGCCTGTGGCTGAATAAGCGTCAGACTGGTATTTGGAGCGTTGTCCTGAGCGTCTGAGGTTGACCAATCATAAGCAGTCGAGTCTTCCTCTTTGAGAACCAGATCAACTCCAATGTCCTCATTAAGCCTCCACTCCATCACCCTGAAATACTTTCCAGACCAGCCCAATTGAGCAATGGTCAAAGCGACCACATCGCCAGCAGTGATGTTGAGACAAGTTGGTTTGCATGAAATGCTGACAACAATTCCTTGACGCGACTTCAAGAGGTTAATCTTTGCAAGCCTTTGAGCCTCAAGGTAATTGGTGGTGAAGTTCAGATCAAGTTGAGCAGACAATTCCTCGTTGCCATCTTGAGTCTTAAAAGTAGATGATGCAATCGCTGGATATTCTGTCGCTGAATAAAGTTTGTCAGCATCCGCAAACACACCAGCCACTCGGTTAAATAGATTGGCTTTTTCGTTAGCGCAAGAGAGTTGAACATCACCTCTTAAATCATCGACTGTGATTGTCTGAACAGGACTTGAGAAAGCACCAACAATCAACTTATATTTTCCAGAGGAATAAATAAGCATTCCAGCGCAAGTCGAGAGCATATCTTGCAAGACTTCCCGAGGACTCTTTGAGGTGTCAACCACGCCATTTAAAGTGTACCGCTTTTGGGTGACAGCAGTTTTTACAGTGACAGTCTCATCACAGATATTTGCCGCAGCAATAAAAGACGCTGAGTCAATCTCATCCGATGTGACCCGCATCCCATATTCGCTCATTATGTAATCGCGGATACAAAGGGCAGGATTGTCAGACCAAGCCGTTGTTGTCGATCTAGGGTCATAAACCAGTTTGCCCTTGACCAAAGCCCTGACTGTTGGAATGCTTGTAAAGATGGATGTGTCGTATTGCATCCTCACATAAACCGAGGAAATTCCAGTGAGTTTGTGGCTCGATGTCCATTTATTTGTCAGACTGGCAGTCTCAGTGACCAGATCAGAATAAGCAGTTCCACCAGTTGTTTTATGTTGGATTCTGGCTTTCCCAGAATAACGACCGCTTGAGACATTGCCTGAAACAGTGCCAACATCCTCATCGCCAAAATAAACCTTCTCAACCGATTGAATTTGGTGGTCTGCCAATCCAAAGACAGTGTGCAAATATTCGTTGTTTGTCCCTGTGGTGGCCGCATAGAACATCACGCCACCGACTAGGCTTTGGCCATAGATCAGTTGCCTTGGGGCTGTGGATGACCTGACATTGATTGTTTGACCCTTGAGTTCATTGGCAGTGCTTCCACCAATCAAACCAATATTTTGAGCCACTTTTGTCGTAACAATAAAAGAGCCAGCATATATTGCTGCCCTTAAAAAAGTTACAGAGATGCCACTATTAGCAAGACCAATAACAAATGCTTTTGTTACTTCAGCCGCTAATAATTCAGCCCCTAGATAAACAACCAGTTCAGCCATTTATATGCTCCAAGCCTTTTCACAATTGAGAGTCGGTTGCATGATGATGCCAGACTCGGCCACAAAAGCCGACAATTCGCCAAGACAAACACCAAGCAATTCTCGCCCCTCATTCATTAAACAGACCACATCACCCCTTTGAGCCAGCAGGATTGACTTGGATTGACCAAAGTATTTGTCAGCCGCGCTTATCATTCCACCATGCTCAGTCATTAACTCAGCAGCCCTTCTGGGTGTCTCGTATTCAAAAAGACTAGTCAAGTCTTTGTCTGAAATCTCTTTGACCGCCTTAATCGAAAACTGCCAACAGTCGTTGGTTCCCCATTCAAAAGGCAAATCCTTTTTTTGAACAATGTAGTCCTCAAGCAATCGAGGCCAGTTTTCTTTTCTCATGGCACTTCTTGGATAAATCCACCAGAATTAGGATTGCCACCGCCACCCGCATTTGCACCAGTTGGATCAGTGCGACCCCAATTGATGTCGAGATTCTCGATGGCCACCACATATTGCAGACCCTCGTCTGTGGCATCCCTATCCTTTTGCTCCTCATAAGTGAAGCGTTTGATCTTTGGCCTGTTGGCATCAATCATTTGATGCTCGATAGAAAGTGAAATGGTGGCAGTCTGGCCAAGATTGATTGACATCACATCCATGCGACCAGTGAACATCAAAGCCGCAGCCACTAAGTCGTGATTGGCATCGAGCAAAGCAAAGTAAATCTTTGCCGCCCGACCTTGATAATTCTGACCCAGAGCAATTGCAATATGGTTTTGGTCAATTCCAGAGAGTGTCAGGGTTAACCCTTTAGCCTCCAGATTGGATGTCTCAGAGATTGTGTCAATCCCGCCAAGCCCACCGACTGCCAAATAAGTGTTGCCACCATAGACAATCGATTTGCCTCCGTTTGTGTAGTAAATGTGGCCAGACGAAAAGTCAAGATCGACCAAAAAACAGACTGTGAGATTGTCATCCGTCAGAGCCGTTGTAATCGCACTCACTAGGCTTCGGGTCATATCGCCTCCAAAAAGCCAGCAGAAACCGAATAAACGCCTTCTAGGGACTTGTTGATTGCAACCGATGTGCCATCAAGTCGCATGATTGCTGAAGGGTTGTTGTAGGTCACAGAAGTCGATGCAGTTGGCTGAGTCCTGAAAGGTGGCTCGATTGTGTAAACAGTTGAAGCCTTGCCGACAATCATCTTGACCTCGTAATTGGCAAACTGAATGAAGTCGCCAATTGACAGACTTGATGAGGAAAGAGTCGCAGTCGAGCCAGTGGAGGAACTCACAGTGATCGAGCCAGTGACAGTGCCGATTGGAGCAGTCTCACCGAATCTTGGCAAATAGACTGTGTTTGCCATACCGCGCATTTTGTAAAACAAAGCCTGAATCGGTGCGACCTCAGCCCTTGAAAGGTTGTTCCAAGCGACTGAGCAATACCATTTCGCACCAGCCAACTCGACTGTTTGAGACTGCTGGCTCAGAGGTGAGGTGAAAATCTGTGTGTTTGACCTCAACTCCCAAAGAGCCGACTGAGGTGTTTTGACACTAGGCCAAGCAAAGGTTGTCATGCAAACGCTCCACCAGATTTCATTGATCTGTAAATTTCCGCTTTGGCTTGTTCTTTGGCTTGATTCATTGCAGCCATGATCGATGATCTGTCAGTCCGAGAGTCAATGTTGATGTTTTGAACCACAGTCACGCCACCGCCACCGAGTTTATTGTTTGGCACGATATTCCCAGAGCCATTTGGCACAAAGAGTTCAGGGCCACGCTCACCGACCATGTAAGGTGTATTGGATGAAACAGGGCCACCAACAGCCCTGCCAGTCAAGCCTTTGAAAAAGTCACCCAAGAAACTGACAGCAGGGTCGCTGATATTCTTTTTAATTAGCATCCTGAGAATGTCGCGCTGGATCGAGTTCACCATGTCTTTGAAGTTCAGTTTGCCAGTCATAAAGGCTTCAGTCAGAGTGCTGGTGAACTCATTGCCAAAGCCGTTAATTGCATCAAGCAAAAGATCGATGTCAGACTTGCCTTTTTCAGTAAATTTTGTAAGTTCATCGCTTGCCAAACCAACAGCCCGACTGAAAGTGTCAGGATCAATTAAACCTTTACCAAGAATCATTTGCAGATTTTGGATTCTCTCGATGTAGTTTTCAAGAGGTGTTCGAGTGTCCTCAAAGATTTTCCTGACAGCATCCGCTTGATCTTTAGCATCCTTGGTTATTTGCTCATCATATTTTTGTTGCTTTAGATCATTATCGAGTTTTTCTTTATCGGCCTCGGTGATGTTTCTAATCAAAGCAAGATAAGTCTCATAAGCCTTAATTTGCTCGTCAGTTGCACCCAATCTAGCAAACTGAGCAATCTTGAGAGCGTCCTCGCCATCGGTGAGTTTTGTGACCTGATCGATGACAGACAGATAAGAATCTCGAATCTTTAAAAGAGACTTTTCTAATTCGTTGTCCTCTTTCTTTGCGTCTGCTGTAATCAGTGGCTGCAATGCTTTTTTACCAGCAGGACTTTTTAGACCAAGCAATCGCCTGTCCATTGCGCTTATATCTTCAGGTTTAGGAACACCTACACCCTCAGCCTTTTGGATGTCTTGCAGATATTTAAGCCGAGCCTCTAGCCTCTTATTTGTCTGATCCAGAGCAAATGTGTCTGCATTTTTCTTTTTGTAAATCTCAATGAGATTGTTGTTGGCTTCAAGTTGCTCTCTGACCGACTTTAAATTCTCAGCAGTGGTGTTAAATGGATTGATTGTGCCAAGATTGACAATCGCCTCCATGAAACTGCTTGAATGCTTAGTGCCTGACTGAAACTCAATAATCAGTTTGGACATTCCCTCAAGCATCGGGTTAATGCCATCAACCAAAACAGCTTTAAATTGCTGATTGAGTTTTGTAATGTTGTCGTTAAACTTTTCAGCATTCTGAGCAAATTCATCACCAAAACTTGCACCAAATTCTTTGATTCCCTGTTTTCCAGTATTCAGAAAAGGAATCAGATCAGCACCAGCCTTGCCAAACAAAGCCATTGCATATTGGGTCTTTGTAGCCCCATCAGCCGCGCCCTCAAACGCTCCTGCCACAT